TATTTTGCATTCTTTAGCAAACCTTTCTAAAACGTTGATAAATCAGCGTTTTTATTTTTATCTTTTTTATTGTTTAGCATTCTTTTTTAAAAAAAGGATACAACAAAGGATACAACATTTTGCTGTATCCTAGAAATCGATATAATTTGCAAAGCGCTCTCCGATGTCATCCTTTGCTTGCTTGGTTATGTGTGTGTATACGTTCATAGTTGTTTTAAGGTCTGAGTGACCAAGCCTGTGTTGGACTTGCTTCAAGGTCATTCCTGCATCGAAGCAAAGACTGGCATGCGTGTGTCTGAATCCGTGGATTTTAATTGGTCGTAGGTCGCTATCTTTCAAAATGCTAAGCAACCATTTTCTCGGTAGGCTAGCAGGCATTGGCTTGCCAAACTCTGTCTCGAAAATGTATCTTGTATCTGGATTGCATTCTCTCCATTCTTGCAAGATACTTTTTGTTTTTTCGTCTAGGCTGATCAGTCGCTTACTGCTTACTGTTTTTGTACGACCTACTTTTTCGCCCTCAAATCCTCTTGTAATGGCTTTGTTTATGTCCAGAGTGTTATCGGTCCAGTCATCCCATTCAAGGGCTAAAATCTCCCCTTTTCGAGCTCCAGTGAAGGCTAAGAGACGAAAGAGGACTATCTTTTCCAAATCTTCGGTCTGCGCGACCAATTTCAAGAATGTTTTAAGCTCGTCTTTATTGTAAAAATCGCTCTTTTTGTCTGATTTCTTTCGGATAGTCGTAACCACGCTATCAACTGGATTTGTATCCAGGTATTCGTGCCTAATCGCATACTTAAAGATATTGTTCATAAGGCCTTTTAGCTTTCGTCCATAGACTAATTTTCTCGACCACTCATTGACTTGATCTTGCATTTGTAGAGGAGTGATAGAAGCTATCTTCCTATCACCTAAAACCGGATAGATGTGGTTTTGGAAATTCCTGGTAGTCTTTAGATAAGTGCTTTCTTGCACGGTCTCTCTGTACTCTTCAAGCCATTCCTCAGCTATCTCTCTAACTGTTATATTCTTTCTGACTTGCTCAACGTTATCTATGTCACTTTGCAATTGTAGGAGTGCAGCACGAGCTTTCGCCTTAGTTTCAAACCCTTTTTTTCTGGCATATTGGCTCTTACCGTTCTTTTTGCCAAGATACACCGTGAATCCGTAAGCTGTATCTCCGTTTTTCTTTTTGTAAGGCTTGATTTCCATTGATTTTTACCTCATTTCTTGATAAAATGGGTATAGTAAAGAGGGCTTTTTAATGCCTTTTACTATACAGGATATCCTCACGCTCTCCTCGACCAAAATTTGAGCGTGGGGATTTTTTTATTTTTACGAATTATGAACTATAACATCCAATGCGCCCATGATTCGCTGTGCGTTCTCGACGGCTTCTTTATACTCTTTCGAAGTGTTTTTCACTGGCTTTCTAATCAAGTCAATGAATACGACTGGTTTATTAAAGTCATTTGAAGTCACACGAAGAGTCATGTCCAAAATTTTAGAGGTTGATTTTCGTTTGGATACGATACCGCCTGCGACTGCTCCAATGGGTCCAAACATAGCGCCTGCAACCAAAGCTTGACCAACACCACCCGAAACGACAGTCTGATTGTTCACAATCAACTCATAAGATACTAGGTCCTCGAATGAATACCAACCAGTATCATTCTTGTCTTTCTTGACCAAGGACGGGATCAGTGACAATCCCATAGTGCCAACTGCAAGACTGGCTTTTACAGAACCCTTGATTGCTCCCCCAACGATTCCAGACGAACCTTTTGCCTTGCGCGCTCCATTTATGCGATAGGTGCGATGGTGTCTGTCAATCTCAAGCGGTCCGACTTTGTCTGTTTTCCTGCTTCTAGCAGCAGGAGACGGAGAAATTGTTTTCGCAGTTGGCTGAGGTTGTTCTGCGGGTTCTTGATTAGCGATGGAAAAACCGCAATTTGGACAAAATTTATAGCCCTCTACGGGATTACCACATTCAGAACAAAATTTCATATTTACCTCCTAACTAAAAAGCTCCTCGACACTTCTTTCGGTTTGCCAAAATGACAGTAACTCTTGATTGAAATACGAACTTATCCCTCCACAATCAGGACAGTATCTAGCAAAACCGGGCAAAGTTTTCCCACAACCTTGCGTTTCCTTGTAAAGCTCAAACGTAGGGTACGGGGAGAAAGAATTTTCATCAAAAGGCCCGAAACCTATACATATATTTCTAAGATAAGTTGCACATATAGAACAGAATTTATCAGAACTATCAATATCTTCATTTTCACATCGAGGACAACTGAACGGAAATCCTTCCTCATTGAGCAATATTTGTGAGTACTTCATTTCTTCTTTTTCTGCCTCCTTTTTTTCCAAAAATAAAGAAATATCATTTTCCCCTTTTCCGTGTGGCGAATGGCAAATAGGGCAATAGTTGACTGTCCTCGAGATTGAGGAATGGCAAGTATAACAAATCCTAGTGGTCTTGTCTTTTGTTATATAAGATTCAAACTTTTCTTCTACATCATGCCCGACTTTTACCAGTCCTATTTTTTGCATACTTTTTAAATTTTTAATAACATAAGTAGCTACTGTATAAGAAACGCAAAAAACACGTCGGATAAACTGTACATCCATGGCATGAAAGAATTGCACGTAATTACCAAGAACCGGAAAAGGTACTAAAAGATGCTTACCAAAAAAATTTGCTTCACGTTCAAACTCGTTGTATTCTGAATCCGTCAAATTATATCTTGATATGATAGTCTTATCTGTTATTTCATTATGACGTAAAACGTAATGCCCTAGCTCGTGTGCTATCGTAAAACGGATACGCTCTTTGTTAGTTACAGCATCATTATAAAGCAAAATATAAGTATCAGTAGGTTCTTGATACCATAAAGCGCCATCATCGCTTTGTAGAAGATTTGTGACTTCTTCTAGTTCCAATCCATGTTTCCTAGCAAAGGCAGAGTATTTCATCAAATACAAATTATCTATTTGATTGATAATATAGATTAGATTAACTGGTAATTGGCCATCTGTGTACTTGTTTAAAAAATCGTAAGCTAGATTTTGTAGCTCTTTATAGCTGAGTTTTCTATATGTCGTGCTCGTTGTCGCCACCTCCACTTAGAACATCTTGAAACGTTAGATCCATAAGTTGTAGCAATCTTTCTTGATCTGCCACGCTTAGAGATTTAGCTTTTCGTTGAATAGATCGCAATTGTGGGGTGTCGACGGAAGAAGTGTGCGAAGACTCTTCCTGTTCCCTATCTTTTTGAACGTCATAGCCCATTAGCCACGCTTCGGATACATCGAGAGTCATAGCAAGCAATGATAATTTATGTTGGTCGGGAGATTGAATCCCGTTCACGTACTGAGATAATGCACTTTTTCCAAGTTTTACACCTAACTTTGTTTGAAAAGGTTTTGATTTTTCAATAATATCAACTTGTTTTAAATTTCTTTCAGACATTATTTGCTTCAATCTATCAGCAGTAGTGTACTGTCTCATATCTTTCAACCTCCTATCTTTCTTCTTTAGTATAACTCTTTTTGAACAAAAGTTCAATAAAAAAAGTTCAAAAAAAATGAATTTTTCTGTTGACAAAGTTCATAATACGTGATAATATTAAATCACGATAAAGGTTCAACTAACATGAACCTAGAAAGGAGTAAAACTATGAGTAATGATTATTCTAAATTGTTGGGTAGAATGACTGAAAAATTTGGTACTCAAGCAAACTTTGCACATGCAATGAAGTTATCAGAGCGCAGCGTTTCACTAAAGCTCAATAACAAGGTATCGTGGAAAGACGAAGAAATTGCACGGGCG